TTTAGCACCACCTTTAGACATTTTTTCTGCTTTTTTCATCCTTGCTTGATTAATAAAAAATCTGTTTTTACCACTTTCACGAAAAGGGCTTTCTCCTTTTTTTATTTGCTTTTCAGCATGAAGTCTAGCTTTGTCTCTAATGCGTTCTGGTATAGCCTGAGGTTTACCCTCAAAATCTGTACTTTGTAAAGTTTTGATTTCTTTTTTGGTAAGAGTAGGCACTAATATTGGATAAGAAACTTGTTTGCCACCTATATTACTTCTTACAGAAATCTCTGTCATGGTTTGGCCTTTGTCGTTTTTTATAGGCCCTAACCAACCAGATCCTTTTTTTTCTTTTCCGTTTTCTCTGAATAAATCAGATTTTGCCATTATTCGCCTCTACCTGGTGTGCTACGATTAATGCGCTCTAAGTTTACATCTGCTCGTAACTGAGCAATATCCTCAGTTGAATCTATCTTCTCTCTAGTCAAGTCTTGACGCGATGCTTCTTTTTCTGCCTCAAAACCTTGTTTTTGCTGAAACTCTGATGCTTTACGCTGTAAATCTAGCTCTTTAATATCTAGTTCTCTTGCCCTTAATGCTACCAGTGGGTCTGGGCCTTTCGGTGGTGGCATCAGTTGTGCCATAACCTCTTGCGTAATTACCGCAATAAGTTGAGCAACTCGAGACTCTACGTCAAATGGTATAGGCTGCTGTCCTAAGCTCATTGCTTCCTGCATTATTTGTTCCATTTCTGCGTTTGCCATATTTCTTGCTTTCAGCGCAATATGCTCTGAAACATGAGATAGTAGCGCACCAAAAATGGCAGGGGAGTTTGCAGTAACAGGGGTTTTCATGAATGCTAAGTGGGAGGTAATATGCGCATCATGATCTTGCTCGGGAAACGCCTTCAAGGGTTTTTGAAGTAGAGCCATCGAGTTCTCTATAGCTGGATCCATTGGTTGTGGGGGTCGAGGAGGAGGCAAAATAGTCTCTATATTTTGTACTCCTATCGACTCGTACATTCTACGATACGCCTCATAAATATTATGTAGCTGCGGATTAGATTGTGCTAATTGTAGTTGCGTTTGTGCTAACGTCATACGTTGTGCCATAGAAAATATGTTCGGATCAGCAACTGGCACCACATCTACCCTATCGTCAAAATCTGATTGTTTTATCATCGCATCGACACCTACATGCTGATAAGGGTACATAGGTGGCAATGACTCGGCAAAAATACGAGCTAACATACGAAACTCTTGTTTTTGGGCGTAATACATACGTTTATGTATCGCTGACATGACCCGTGAACCACGTTCCAATAACGCTAAAGTCGTGCCTACAGCCTGATTTTGCTTGGTTTCTCCAGTCTGCATATCCGCTACCATGGCAAATCTTCGCCCTGCATCGACTACGAAGCCTAATAACGACATAAGCGTTTGTGACGGTTCTTTATAAGGTAATGGAATAATACTCTCTCTTAAAGCACCCCCAGGAGAGTCAATATCCCTAAATTCACCAGGAGATAGTGGCTCATCGGAGTCCCTTATCCTAATACCACGGGCTTTGAACCCTGCGGGAAGGTTTGCTAACGTCCCTGCATCGATTAATTGACGTAAAATGGACGTTGCCGAGCGTCCTAACCCACCAATCATGTGCAAAAGCCCAAATCCATAGAATCCTAAGCCTGGTAAAAACTTATAATGGGTAAAATATTGCTGTTTGCGGAAAAATTCGTCCCCTTCTGTGTAATTTCTGCGAATTGCCAGTATTTTTTGGCTACTTAGGTCGATTGTGACGATGTAAGGTATCTTAATACCCGTTTTTTCTTCATCTAACGGGTTAATATGCTCAAAACCAGTCAAATCTAGGTCAGTATGTATCTCTAACAGCGTACATTCTTCCCCATCTGCCGTTTTTTGTACCCCAGAAAGCTCTCTTTCCTTCTTTTTTAGCTCATCATCTTCGGTATATGGCGATAATTCGATGTCCCTATAGAACCCACCTGCCTGATATTTACGCACATCGTTCATACTCATGCGTACTACATGGGTAATTCTGGATGCTGACGCTAAATCAGTAGCATTATAGGGCACCACTAGGTCATCTGCGGGTACGAAACGAGAAACTGCACGATCTAAAATGTCGTCAAAGTATACTTTTTTGAAAGCACTACCCGCCAGTGGTAGATAAAACAATAATCTATCCATCTCTGGGTCGTATTCGTCCATAACATGAACTATCTGATAGTTCATAAAATCTTGAATTCGCTGAGACTGAGCTACCGTTTGTGGGGTAGACGTTCCAATCACTTGCGTTCTCACGGGGCCAGAACTTGGTAGCAGTTCTTTGTACGCTTGTGCCTGAAATTGAGTAACAGCCTCAGCGATCAGGGGATGGGTGACACCACTAGAACCTCTAAATGGTTCTTCTCTCTCTTCATACTTTATACCTAATAAGTCTAAACCATCGGTATAAGCATCTTGCCATTCTTGGCGACCTGACGAATCTTCTTCATAAAAACCAATAAGCTCATTTGCAATATCAGTTAACTCTTTTTCGTCTATCAGCTCCGCAAGGTTCGCATCAAAATCAGTAAGTAATTCTTGCGTTAACTCTTCAGTGATATCTTGTCCTTCTATAATTACGCGAGGTAATTCATTTGGATCTTCTTCGATCTCACCCTCTTCTTCCTCAACAATAATATCCTGATCTTCTTCGTCCATAATCGGCTGCCCCATAGGAGGCATCGATTTGTCCATCATTGATTCTGCCATCTTACTTTGTTAACCCCTTAGATTTTTCATAAGTACGGAGTGACCCTAACCCTAATAAACCACCTAATACCGTCATCAAACTCGCCATATCAAATTCTGGTAACTGAGGAACTTCCGCACCAAATAACGTAACTACAAATATAATAATAGGTTGTATCACAAAATGGTAGGCAAATGCTACCCCACATACCCAACCAATGAACGGTCGCCACGAACTTTTGAAAAACTGTGGACTAGCTGCTTCAATTTTATTTACCTCTATCTGCGCCATGGCAACGTCATGTGCCTGCTTTTCAGCCATAGTTGCTATCTCATGCGCTAACTTAGCTTTCTGATCTTTATCTTCAATAAATTTATCTAATAATCCTGTAACTGGACCTATAAGTGCTGTCAACATCAGTAATATACCCTCGGTGCTAATTTATAATCAGTTATCTCTTCCGCTTCATCATGGTTCAAACGTAAGAACCCACCTTTACGAAAACGTATCAACGCCATCGACATTGAATCGCAAAAGTCATCATGCTCACCATAAGGAAAAGCTGCACACTCCTCAATCAAATCTTCCGCAAACTTCTTCTCTGGTGCCCACACTTTGCCACTCTCAAATATCGGTGCGACCATGTGCATCCTCGTTACCTTATCACGACCTTTGCTCGGTGTATAATTTACTACAGGAATACCCATATTTCGTAACTCGTCCGTTAACGGTGTACCAGTAGCCTTCGCCTCTATCAACACCATATCAGGATCCCAGTAATTATACTCCTCTAACGCAGTCTCTTTTAGTTCGGGAAAGTTCCAACGACCCCTCTGTGCATCTAATAAAATAATATGGTCTGCACCACCCTCTTCAGGTTGAAATATACCCCAAGTAGTTATCGCACTATAGTCTGCCGTCTCCTTCTTACTAAATGCCGTATCATAACTTTGCATAATATAATCTACAGGCGGTATCTGCTCTTTCTCCCAAATGTTCCACCATTCACGTTTAATGATCGCTGATTCTTGGGCCGTGGGGTTTTGTTGCCATTGCGCGTTCCATTTACCTGCACTCAAACTCGCCTTAACCTTTAACAACTCCTCCTTCTTCCAATACTCTGGCCATAACACCCTGTCACTAGGCAATATCGCTGGAAACTCTACCACATCCCACTGGTCGCTCATCACATCACTAGCCTGTGCCTTAATTAACTTACCCGTCAAATCTTTCAAACTCCAACGAGTCATAACCACCACTATCGAACCACCAGGCTGTAACCTCTGCCTCGGGCCAGAGGTGTACCACTCATAAGCACTCTCTAACGCATTCTCAGATAACGCATCCTGCTCCGAATGCGGGTCATCAATAATGAGCAAGTCAGCACCACGACCCGTAATCGCACCTCCAACACCAGCCGCATAATATTCACCGCCTTCTGACGTTTCCCACCGTCCAGCAGCTTTGGAATCAGCTTTAAGATTAACATCTGGAAATATCTCCCTATATTGTTCAGTCTCCATTAAATTTCTAACTTTACGACCAAACCGTACCGCTAACTCAGCAGTATGTGTCGTCTGGATAATTTTTAAACTAGGATTCTTACCTATCAACCACGCAGGTAATAAATAACTCGCAAACTCACTTTTAGTATGTCGAGGAGGCATATTGACAATGATCCGTGAGCCACGGTTCTTGGATAACTTCTCAAATTGCTTGGCTACTTTACGATGATGTTTACCCTCAATAAAGCCATCATAAACATGATTTACGAAAATCATAAAATCATCTTGTGCCTTATCTCGAATGGTCAGTCTACGCTTGGCTTCCTCCAGTGCCAATATCTCACGAACTACATCATCACTTACCGCGTTTAAACTCATACCCTAATATCAACCCTCTGTGTCGATTTAGGCTTAGACTGCTCACGCCTCTCCTCTACTCGAGCTTGTTCCACTTGCCTTTTGTCCTTAACAGGCACCAACGGAACACGGTCTTTGATACTCGTCACTTCCATCACGGTTCTCCGTCCAATGATAATTATCTTGAATTATATTTATAAAACCTACAACTTGCTACTACTTTACTACTAATAAGGGGGGCAAAAAATTTTTTGGTCAATTTTTAACCACCGACCAAAAAACCCAATTCGACCTAAGTACCTAGGCAACCAACAGATCCGAAACGGGGGCATCGTGCCCCCGTTCCGATGACTGATTAATCGAGTTTGCCGTTTGTATCCTTTAAGATCTTTAACGCTATACCCCATAGCGCGTCCATTCTTTTTTGTTTAATTTTTCTAATGTCCTGATAAATAGATATGATTAAACCTATCGATAACAACGAACCAATGATCGTTAAGTAGATCAATGATTCAACGATTAGCGGATCTGTCATGTAAACAATTACCATAAATAAAATATTAATTGCTATTAGTTCGATAAATGTTTCGGTAGTTTCTGTCATGTTGTTTTTCATAATGTCGCACTCCCTATAATTAAACATTTTTTAAGTTTGTTTTTTGTTTTAATAGTTGATCTTGATAAAGTGTTTTTGGATTAACCCATTTAAAAAAGTGTGGCTCATACTTAGTTTTATAAATAAGTATGTCCCTCACTCTTAATCGATCTACTGGATCACCATGCCCCCAAGTCATATTATTTTTTTTACTAGCGCACTTATTAAGATAAAAATCTAAAACTATCGCGATCTTTTTAATGGTAAGATTTGGTATGATTTTTGGCTCAAGGCCAGTTTCGTTATTGTAGAAAGAATCTACATAATTAATAAATTCTTTTTTTTCTGTTTCTGATATTTTCATTGTGTACCCCTTAGGCGACGTTAGTCGCCTTGTTGTTGTGGTTATCGTTTAAATAATTAATTGCTTGGCTAGATAGACCAAACGCCTTTTTCATTTGGTTGGGTTTATCTTTTAGCATTTTGATCCAACTGTTTAAGTATTGAGCGTGATCCTCTCGCACTTGTGGAGTAACTCCCAAAGTACAACATAGAATCGCTGATCCAGTTTCTGCTACTAGTTCCTCGAAGGCGTAGTTTTTCTGCCCCTTTTTAAGTCTATCAAGTCTATGCTTTGCACCAGTCCAGTGTATTAATTCATGTAGCAAAGTCGAATAATAATTCTCTACTTGTGAGCTAGTAGGCGTATCAGTGAAAGATCCTTTTACTGGCATTTCGATAGTATCGGGTAATGGTTTATAGCAAGGGGTACAATATTCAATATGCTTAATATTTGCATTTTGACTAGCTACGAATTGATCGACGCTATCAATTGAAAACTCCACGTTTTCGATCTCTGGTTTATCTTGTGTTTGCATGTTTGTCTGCTCAACATTAAAAACCTTGTGCCATTTTGAAAATTTCATATAGATTTTTTCTGGGTTGCCAGAACTATCTAGAACTACCTTGCCATTTTCTTTTTTATCAATGAGTATTTTTTCAAAGTAGCCAACATAAGTCCCTTTCTCGCCTTTATTAATATAAATATTGCGGTCCTTAAAATATTTAAACGTGCCCCAATGATTCGAAGTATACCCTTTTTTAAGTGACATGATTATTAACCTAAGAAAGTTAAGACCGTTGTACGTTTCACCATTTGATAACTTAGTAGGTAAACCACTAGTTTGACATTGTGTTACTAATGGTGCGATCCAGTCACTTCCTTCTTTTTCCATCAATTCAATTAAATCGTTAAATATTGTTTTTTCTATTTCTTCGTTTCTTTTCTTTGCTCTTTCTATGTTCTTTTTCATTGTCTTTCCTTTTAATGTCCTTTTAATATTAAACATAAGTAAAATTATAAGGTTTTTTATTCATATATGCAACATATATATACGTTTTTTTTACTATTTTTATATTAAATGTTTACCTGATGCAGTGGATAAGTTGTGAATAACCTGTGGATAACTTTTAAATTTTTGTGAATAACTTGTGGATAACTTGTGGATAAGTTACCTGTGGATAACCTGTGGATAACTTTTTATGGCCCTACATATAAGTTATTATTAACTTCTTAATACCACTATCTATATAAAAAGCCCGAAGCCCGAAGCCCGAAGCCCGAAGCCCGAAGCCCGAAGCCCGAAAAAAAACCCCGATCCCGAACCCCGAAAGGACAATCAAAAAACGGGATTCAGGACCGAGGTAAAGGAGTCTTTAGCTGACTAGATCGGAGTACGGAATACTCGCAAGATAATTTATATCTTCATCCTTGAGAGCTTCTTCAATCTTGTCTCTATAACTAAGCACTAGCGACTGAGAGTAGTAAAGACGATTTGATAAATATATATAGTTTTTCATCTCCCATTTATTAGGATCGATTAAAGCATCGCAGATGCCTTGTACTGTCCAAAATCTCGCACAATCATTCATGGATACAGCGTTTGGGTGTGCGTCTTTAAAAGTAGAATCACCAAAACAAAATTTTCGGTGCTCTCTTTCTTGTTTTAAATTATCTTTAAAAAGTATTTCTCTATGTGGTTTCGTCATATTATTTAAAAAGTAAAGTTTATCAAAAGCTCTATTTACATTTTTTATAATTTCTTTTTTCTTCTTGTCTGGCATTTGCCTATCTCCTTTATTTAACATAGGTATATTATGAAGTAATAAAAGATAATATGCAAGTAATTTATTTGTTGATTTATACAAAAATTTAGTTTACCATTAACTTGTGTTTAGAATTTAAAAAGGAGATTACAGAAAAATGGAACACGATTTTTTTAAAAATATTTACATAATAGATGATGGTACATTGGATACAGTGGTTTACGTTTACGGCAAGGAATTTCGTTACGACAGAGATTATCATTTACAGTTTCCGACAACAGATCTTTTTTTAGAAAATGTGTTTCAGGAACATCGCGATCATGTTCGTGACACAATTATGATGGACCACATGAGCCTCACTTTAATTCAAAATTTAAAAGAATGGTGCAAGGCCGAAAATATAAAATATCAAAGTGCCGATGATATTCTACACTCAGAAGACTTAACGGAAAGTCAAAAACAATGGCTGACGGATTACATAAAAATCTGGGAATTAATAAACAATTAATTTAAAAAGGTAGTGAATAATGAGTAAAAAATTAACAGCAGAACAAATAGAAGACAGACTGCGTCAAGTTGAAGGCCGATACTATAAAGGTAACAAACAAGATGAGTATTGGTGGAGGGTGAGTGGAGATGTTCATCCGACAGACAGACGACTATGGACAATGTATAACAATATGCTTAATAAAGTGAAAGAGAAAGAAAAAGTTAGTCTCGATAAAGTGAAACACTGGCTCGGTAACGATTGGTCCTTTGATGATATTTGCGAAACCTTTCAAGACTTAGCCAATGGCGACTATAAGCCAGAGCAGTTAAAAGAGGATATAGAAAATCTTGCCGAATTAGGATATACAAAAGATAATATTTAAATGATTTAGGTATTGATTTAGTTTAGTCTTATATAGTGGATCTTGAACAATTGCGTCCGATTATACCACTCTAAAAAACATCAATCGAAATTGCTAGTCAAATTTTCAGTGCGAGGGTTTACTGACTTAAACTTTAAACTCTCCTTTTTTATTAAGTAAGTCTGTGATATTATGGACATGTTCTTTTTTCAGAACTCTCCTTTGGTTAAGCCCCGTTATTGTCCTCAAAAGGTACGGGGCTTACTTTAACCCCGAACCCCGAGTCCCGATCCCGAACACCCCGATCCCGAACCCCGAGTCCCGTTAAATAATCAATTAATCCTTGATACTTATCCCCATGCCATGAACAAGGAACAACTAGTCCCGATCCCGAACCCGAAGATCCCGAACCTCGAACCCCGACCCGAAGGCCATGCTCCGCTAACCCCCGACCCCGAACCCCGTCAAACAAATATAGGGTCGATGATGGGAGGGCCTTAACCAAGAAAAAAGATTCGCCTTTTGACTGTGAAAGGCTATAATGCCAAGCGATTTGATGTGGTGAAACAGAAACTCGGTGACTTTTAGTAACTTTTAGTTCTAACCAGATTGAATATCCATCGATACAGATATATACATCGGGAACACCACCACCGATGCGGTTTTCTATCCGATTTACAAACCAATTTTTAGGCAGATTCTTCTTCAGAGTGTTCCAGAACTGGGCTTCGGGTTGTAGGCTCATCTATTATTTCCCCCTCCACAAACGCTGTTGGGTGTGTCTTTCTTAACTCCCCTAACCTCTTTTCTATTTCATCGCGCGACATATTTTCAATCGCATGGTAGTGGTTTGTTTCTCTGCGGTCGATAGTTAATCCACCTAATGATGATCGAATTTTCTCAGCATTCACAGCCGCTGAAAATTGATTCTCTTGCTCAGCTTTAATAGAAAGCTCTCGAAATCGTTTTAGTTGACCCATCAGAGTTACACCGTATTTCTTTTCGCGGTCCTCTCTCAGTTCTTCGATATACTCAAGCACATGTGGAAACTCAACGCCATTCAGTAAAGCATAGGCTTTGTTTTTAGCTATACCATTGGTGTCTGAATACCCAGCCAGTCTAGCGCATTCTGCGTTGCTATGAGTGCCGTCAACGTAATGCCTAGCAAATTCTTTTTGACGGTTAGTGAGCTTTCGATTGTGAGTCTGCTCAACCTTATCCGCTATACGATCTACACGTTTTTTAAAATAGTCAGCTTTCGTCTTTTTCATCGATAATCCTTCTGCTCTATATATACCCCCAAATTCATTTTAATAAATAATTTTTTATTTTTCAAAAGTTCCATCGGACAAAAAGTTACTTCAAAATGGGACAAATTAATTAGTTTTGGGACAAGTGGAACGAGCAATGGGACGGGATTCATGGTCTAAGTACCTGATTTATTTATACAATTATTATTCGTCCCACTCGTCTCACTTTTTTTTACCAAAAAAAATATTTTTAAAAGTGTTTTGTGAAAATGGGGTATATATAGTGCAAATTAAAAACAATAAAACTATACAAATATTAAATCGTATGTTAATATTGTTTTGTGTGTGTTAATACCATATAATAATCTTAGGATTTACTACTAAAAAGGGAGAGAACATGAATAGAATTACTAGAACGATTTCAATCTGCAAGTGGTTCCAAAAAAACGGCATAAACGACATTAATAAACCACTGACCCCAAACAATATACTGTTTAATTTCTTATTAGATACTTGGGGTATATTTGCCTTACGTAATTGGCTGTCTAAGATAAGTCTTTACTTCGATATTTTAAAGGTGCGATCGTATCCCTTCACTATTGTATGCACCGACTCTTATAACAAAAGCAACAACAAAATTTTTAAAAACGGTAATGCGTTTTATAAATACTTAATGAGTCGTGATTATGGTGTCGAGGATATCCCTGAGATCAAAGAAATGTATTATGCAATTACAAACATGAAGGGCAAAGAGTTATTCACTAACCAGAGAGGAAACAGATAATGGATAAAATAGAAATTAGACTACAATCAATCGTACTAGCCCCATGTGGTTCAAAAGGAAAATTTGAAGGGGTGCTTAAGGAAAATTTTTCAAAAGAATCTTTTTTCCTAGACAAAATTAGTTACTGCCGACACAACGAGGGAGGCCACATAGTAATTAATGGAAATCTAATGCTATCTGAGAGAGATGCCAAGGACCAAGAGGAAAGAAACAAGTATAAGATTGTTAACGAAATTTTGGATGAAACAATTAAAGATTACGATGAAATGTGTTTGCAACAAGAAAGAGAGCATTTTGCAGAACATGGCACTTATGGTTAAACGATTTAAAAAGGGAGTATAGTGATGAATAAAGGCGAAGCAATGGTTGTGATTATGAGAATAATTAATGATTATTTTGAAAATTGCATTAACGACAGTGAAGATAAAGAAGAGGAAATAGCACACACTTTACAGGCAATAGATGTTATTTACGAGGGTTTAGGGTTTGAAAAGGTAACAGATTCCAAAGGCAATGTTTATCACAGAGAAGCGGTTTATGTAAAGGGAGAAGAAGATGACTAAACTATATTTATATGATGAAATAAGAGAACGAGAAGAAGATCAGAGGAGGCTTTATGAAAAACGTGCTTAATTTTAAAAAGAAAGAACAAAGGTCCTTGGACCATGATGCAGTAACCAGAGTTATATCAGAGTTATCTGCAATTATCGGTAAGCCTTATATTAAAGAAAAATCTAATCGTGAGGACTACTACGACTTATTTTTGGGGGTATGGATGGTATTTGACTGGGGCAGTGTAATGCTACGTATCGATTCAGAAAGCGAACACCCCATTTTAATAACAGTCAGTGATGTATGGCGCAGAAACCCTTTGAATCAAATTAAATTTAAGAAGATAACTAAATTACGATCCGTATCGATTAACTTATTATAAGGAAAGAATATGAATATACCATTAACTATAGAACAGTTTGACGTGGTGGAGAAGGCCATAAACGATAGTTTGTTAGACGATCCACCTATCGATAATATTAGGTTATTAGAGAACGCTCAGACTATCTTACAAACAGTGAGAGCTAATCATCTTATGCAGTTAAAGGCTGAGAGGGATGAGCATTTAGAAATGTGGGTAAAGAACACTATAAGCTAGGGGAACGATATGGCACAAATTTTAGACTTAACACCTAAGATAAACTTTCGTAGGGTGGCCAACAAATACAATCATTGGGAGGCTGTACCTAAACACATACGATTATATTTTTATCTTAAGAGAGCGCGAAAAGAGCAATCTTTCATGAATGTTTTAGAATACATTGAAGAGATCAAATTATCCGAAACAGATATGGAAGAGTTGATGAAACTTAGCGACCAAGATTTACTTAAAATTATGCAAGAGGACGAGCGCAAAGCTAGACCTATCGTTAAGCTCATGGCACTAATGAAAGCGTTCGATCAATACTATGGCGACCAGTTCGACCATGAACTAGTCGAAGAGCGTTACAGTCAAGGTAAATTTAAATACGATGATGAGTTAGGGCATTGGATAGAACCTTAATTATGAAACAAAATGATTATAAATTTTTAAATTGGTATTTTTTAGGGTCAGAAATAAAAAAGTGCATGGCTATAAAAAGTATTTCTCAACAGGATGTTGCTGATGAGATTCAAAAATCCAGAGCCAGTGTTGCCCTATGGTTTTCAAATTCAGAGAAGTATGTGCATTTAAATCCAAATTTTGATGAGCTTATTAAAGTAGCGAATCTGTTGCAGCTAAGTGCTGATGATTTAATTTTGTTGTCCAGTAATAAACCTTTATCGGAAAAACATAAAAATAATTCAGCTCGAATGCAACGTAACGTCAATCGTTCTTTTAAGGCTAGATTTCGCATGGCATGGTTGAAAAAATTTGAGACTGATGAGCCTCATTTACTACAGGAACTCACATTTTCCTTGAACAACCAACCAATCGATCCTATTTTTTTCTTGGTAAATCGTCAGGACATAGCATTAATTTTCTCGGGAAATAAACCGCGGAAAGGGATATTGCAGAGCTGTATATTTAAAAAACTACAACCTACAAACGAAAAATCAATAGGTGTCATCATGCCACCAAGTCCTAGTTTGCGTCCTGAACAGTTGATAGCTTTAAAGAAAGAGGCCGAATTAATGGACCTAAAATTATTCTCTGGCAAACCGAACGGGGCTTTAATTAATGAGATAATTAAAACATTTGATAAGAACTCATTAACAAAAAATTACACGATTAAAATTGACAAAAACAATTCTCAAAAATTAAATTCAATTAAATCTGAATTAATAGAAAAAGGTTTTACAGAAGTTAAGTATGAGCCGTAAAATTTTACCAATCAAAAGTCATGAAACTTACGATTGGTTATTACTGAAACACTATGCAAAACGAATACCCTCGATCTCATTTGCTTTTGGATTGTTCGAGGACAATGTTTTAGAGGGTGTAGTTACCTTTGGCAAACCGCCTTCATCATCGCTGTGTAAGGGTGTCTGTGGTAATCATAATAGTGAGTATGTGTATGAGCTAAACAGATTATGTTTACAAAGCAATAAACCTAATCAGGCCAGTTACCTCGTAGCAAATGCCATGAAACAGCTACCTCAACCGACTATAGTTGTAAGCTATGCAGATACTAGCGTGAACCATACTGGCTATATCTATCAGGCTTGTAATTTTATTTATACTGGGATGAGTGACAAACGCACTGAGTGGCGAGAAAAAAACTCGAACCGCCATAGCAAAACATTATGCGAACAAACTTCTTTGGAAGAGAGAAAAGCAAACCCGAATAAATATGAGGTCGTTGATCGACCAAGGAAACATCGGTATGTTTATTTTGTGGGCAATAAAACTCAAAAGAAAAATCTTATGAATAGTTTAAATTATCCTACAGCACCATATCCTAAAGGCGATAATAAAAGATATGATTCAGGGTCCAAGGTAAGTGTTCAGGGAAACTTATTTTAACACTCTTGACTGTATGATACCCGAAAGATGGGGGTGCCTTCACCAACGTAGGCACCTCTAACGTTAAACTCCATCCATTCAATCGCTTCTTCATCAGTCCAGTTATTCAACTTCATTAGTATATCTATGCACTTATCGTAATCATAAATAAGTCGGTCTGGCTTATCGAACTGTAGCCCGACCCCAATGATAGCGTCATCTAGCCCGTCTGCTTTCATCATTGGCCATGTTCTCTCAGCAACTTCTCAATTTTTTTATAATTTTTTACAAACCATTTTATTTGATGAGCAGGGGTGCGACTCTCTGCATCAGCAATTTGCCATAATTGTTCCCAAACTTTTTTTTCTACTGCAACACTCTTAAATTCTTTATTATTAGTAGTAGTCATAATATCCTCTTAATTGAACCATTGTTTAACATTTTCGCCCATAACCTCAGTGGCGATATCCATTTTATTTTTGAGTGCTTTGACAATGCGCTCATCGACTGTACCCTTACAGATAAAGTCAATGTAAGTTACATTGTTCTTTTGCCCGATACGATGCGCCCGATCTTCTGATTGCGTTCGAATCGCAAGGTCAAAACTATTGGCAAAGTAAATGACGTTTTGTGCTTTGGTTAGAGTAATACCCATACCACCTGTTTGTGGATTACCTACAAAGAACTGCGCTTCACCGTTTTGAAACTGGTCAATGGCACTGCTACGTTCTTCATCATTTACATCACCGAAATATTGTACGACTGATTTATCCCCGTAATCTTTTTTTAACCTTTCATAGATACGGGTAATGTCATATCGAAACCTAGACCAAATGATGGTCTTACCTTGTATCTCTTGTAATACGGCCATAAGTTCTTCGATACGATTATCAGGTAAATCTATTATCTCACCTAAATCTGATTTAAAATGCCCTGATAGGATTTGTTGTAATCGCAATAACTGTGTCATTACATTATTAGCAGTCATAAACTCTTCATTATCTAAATGCGACACACAATACTTTCTAACTTCTTCGTAAACTCTCATTTGCTCTGAACTCATAGTCACTTCTCGAATCTGATAAATCTTTTCAGGTAAGTCTAAGCACTCTTCTTTTAACACTCGAGAAGAGAAATGTTGCAACAATGAGTTGAGTTGCTTTAAATTCTTGAACCCAACTACATCCTGAAAGCTATGAGACTGTAGATGCCTACGTACTATCACTGCATAGCGGTATTGAAATTTATGGAACGAGTCACCTACATCACCTAATAAATTTTTAGACAAGAATCTGATCTGCGCCCACAAGTCTAAAGGTGACTTGGTTATTGGAAAGCCAGTCAAGATTCTTCTATAAATTGCAAATTCACTTAACTTAATAATATTCTTCGTGCGTTTTGCGGTAGGCTGTTTAATGGTCGTTGACTCATCTATCGCTAACATCGAACGCGACCGCATCAAAAACTTTTGTAAGTAAGCGCAACCTTTTTGTGTGGATAGTGCCTCGATATTAATAATAAATATTCTTAACTCATCACAATCTTCTAAAAACTCTTCACGTTCTTTTAATATTTTTTTAGAAGTCGTAGGTTTCCACACTACTATTTTAGTTTTTATGCGATCAGGTAAATGATTTGGTATTTCTTGTTCAGCCCAATTACGGTATACGCCTTTAGGTGCAGTAATAACCAAAGCATTTATGAAATTATTTTCATACAATGTCGCAGCGTTATCTATACATACTTTGGATTTGCCTGTACCCATTTCCATAAACCACGCATAGTTTTTTGAGTTCCAACATTTTTGCAACACTTCTTTTTGGTGGTCATACGGTTTCGTCTTGAACACATATTTCTTCATTAGCACTTTCCATTATTTTCATTAAACGTAATAGTAAATCGTAATCGTCCTCGTTATCTGTATCAAAGTTTATAGTTATACTTACTTTCAATGTGTAAGCCCTACTTTTATATCTTCAATCTTTTCTTCATGAACCGTAATTCGTGAAGATTGTAACTCGTTAGTTTCTTCGAGTCTTTTTGTTATTCGGTTCAATGCTGTTTTTGCACCATGTTGCATACCCAGTTTGAATGCAACTCTTTCTCCCTCTGTTTTTAATGTATCCAAATAATTTTGTGATATTTCTACGTCATTTAGCCAATTTGTCTTTTTTTCCATGATTTTTTACCTATAATTAAATTATATAAGATATTTTACTAAAAAAAATGTTTGATTTCTATCATTTTGCATATTATACTGCACTAACTCATCGCTTTAAAGCGATTTAACATTGAATAATTAATATGGAGAATGAAAGATGGCAGAAGCAAAAAAAGCAATTATATTGCAACCAATAACAATAGACACAGTAAGTTTAAGAATAGTTGGAACGTCACCAATTGTACAGCATAAGTGGTCAGAGAAAGCAAAAAAGATGCTTCGTGACAAACATGCGGGGGTAAAAACTAAAACAAGAGATAAGAGAGATCCAAAGTCCGAGTTTGAGGCTTGTTTATATGTTGGTCAAGAGACTAATCAATTTGGAGTACCTTGTAACGCTCTTAAAAACTGTATCATCAACGCAGCCCATAAAGACATTGGCGTAGAGAAGACGCTAATTAGAAAGAGTGTCTTTATTGAGGCGCAGGATATTGATAAAGACGAAAAGGTTGACATGGTTTTATTTGATACTGCGGATAAACCAGAGATGCGTGAAGACATAGTTAGGGTAGGGACGGGAACGGCTGACCTACGCTATCGACCAGAATTTAAAAAGTGGTCTATTTTGTTTAACGTGCAAATGAACACTGATGCGATTCAGTTAGATACCTTTGTCAATTTAGTTAATCTAGCTGGGTTTGGGGTTGGCTTACATGAGATGAGGCCACAAAAGTCAGGAGACTATGGTAGATTTAAGATTGACGAAAATCATCTAGTAACAGGCAACAAGCAAACTTTAAAAGGAGATTAATTGATGTCAAATTACGTATGGGCGGATACTCGACCAGGTAGTGATTTAAAAAGAACAGGTGCTGACCCTAACAAGGTCAGTGCCGAGATTCTACAGGTTGACAAAATATATGGTGGCAAGGCTCCTACTGGATCTTATTACGAGTATGTAAAAGATAATCCAAATGCGGAGGGCTACAAATTATTTGAACACGATGACTCCGTAGCTGCCTACAAACAGAGGCTAGTGCAAGAGCGTGAAATCAAACGATCACTGGTAATTATAAAAGCAGAAGTAGTAGAGCGACAATTAGAGGCTCCGATTAGGGCGTTTGTAAACATCAATACGAAAAATTCTGAAGGTAAAACCATAGGGGTTTATTTTCATATTGATGAAGTGCTTAACGATCCTGAGAAGAGAGCTAAGATGGTAGCTCGAGCAAAGCGTGATGCAGAGAGTTTTATAAAAAAATATAAATGTTTAGAAGAATTATCAGCAGTAATAGAAAACTTGGAAAAAGTTATTGAGGCAGATTAGGCGAGTTGGGTTTGGTTGCGTTCTGTTTCGTTAAGTTTTGGCAGGTGTGGTACGGTCAGTTCTGTTATGTTTCGTTCGGTTGGGTTAAGTTTTGGCAGATAGGTTATGTTAGGTTAAGTTTTGTTCTGGTAAGTTTTGTTTAGTTTTGGCAGGTGAGTTATGGGACGGTACGTTCGGTTGGGTTAAGTTTTGGCAGGTATGGTAAGTTGTGTTCAGTTCAGTTGCGGTTCGTTGAGTTGGGTTTTGTTAAGTTTTGGCAGGTGAGGTAAGGTACGGTCTGTTTAGGTAATGTAAGATGGTTTGAGTTTTGGCAGATATGATTAAAGGAAAATATTATGAAAGAAGAACTTTTTAAAGAATTAGAAGCAGATGCGATGGATTTTGCAAAAGCTGACACAGAGAGTGTTAGTGATTTAACAACAATCATCAATGAAGCTGAAAAGTGTAGATTACAATTAGAAGAGGCTGAGAAGGCCGTCAAAGAGATTCGCAAAAGGTATGATGCTTATAAGTACGAGCGAATACCGAATCTAATGCAAGAGATGGGTGTCACGGAACTACAGGCTGGAGATACAAAAGTTAAATTAAGAAACTATGTATCTGCGCGTATGCCTAAAGACCCTGTATTAAAAGCAAAAGCGTTAGAACACTTGCGAGAACTTGGTAAAGGCGACTTTATCAAAAATGATGTGACAGCTACCTTTGGTGTTAATCAAGATGACCGAGCAATAAAATTACTTAGTGAGCTTGAGGGACACGGTTATGATGTTGCATCTAAAACTTGGGTCGAGCCACAGACTCTAAAAAAAGTGGTAAGGGAAAGTGTCGAGAATCGTGAAGGAATTAACTTAGATTTATTTGACGCAGTAATGGGAACTTACGTTGACATAAAAGGAACTTAATATGGAAAAAGCATTACAATCAATGTTAGAAGAAACCGCAAACTTAGGTATGGAAGAGGTCACAGCAGATGACTTACAGATGCCATTTTTGCGAGTGGTACAAGCAATGTCACCTGAACTTAATAAAAAAGAAAGCGCATATATCGAAGGCGTAAATCAGGGTGATATTTTTAATACAGTCACACGACAGTATTGGAAAGGTGATGAGGGTGTCATGGTGATACCTGTTTATTACCAACTTAAATACTTGGAGTTTGTACCAAGAACCGCGGGTGGTGGTTTTGTAGGCGAGATAAACCCACAAGATCCACAGCTACAAGGTGTTGTTCGTGATGAGAACAATCTTGAAATGTTAAAAAGTGGTAATGAGTTAGTAAAGACAGCGCAGCACTATGTAAAAATCGTTCATCAGAGAGGAAAAGATGAATATGATTTGGAAAGTGCAGTAGTCGACTTGAAAAAGACTGGCCTTAAAAAGTCTAGGAATTGGAACTCGATTATGTCGATGCAAAAAGTCAATGGTAAAACGATGGCTAGTTTTGCTAACATCTACACTCTTACTACCATATCGGAAGGGAATGATAAGGGTTCGTGGTTCACGTTAAACCCACAACATAAGATGGTCATACCGTCTATTGAGCTTCTTACTGAGTGCAAGGAGTTTCATCAGGCGATTTCTGACGGTCAAGTAAAACTGGCAATACCCAGCCAGGAGCCAGAATTACTTGAATCTTCGAAAGAAGCAGAAAACTCACCATTTTAGTTGAGGTGTGTCCCCTCTTACTTTTCTCCTTTGCTAAGGGGGGACATTTTTTATGAGTGTAACAAAATTTTTTAAAATATTCAGTGGGTGTCAATCTGCACACGGTCAAACGAAAGTTTTAGATAGTGCGCGTAATGGCAAGATGAACGCACAAAGTTTTATTGTGAGGGCACCATTGACTGAAGAATTAGTAAAAGAACATTTTAAAGGGACGCAAGGTATTGGTTCGATACCGATTGATGAGTCTAACAAATGTGTATTTGGCGCGTTAGACATTGACGACTACAACTTAGACCTGATTGCGTTAAAAAATAAAATAGATAGATTAAAGCTACCATTGGTCGTGTGTCGATCAAAAAGTGGTGGCGCACATTGTTTTTTGTTTGTTAAAGAAAAGATATCGGCAGCTGAGATGCGTGACAAGTTAGCGGAGTTTGCTAGTGCGTTAGGTTTCGGAGGGTGTGAGATTTTTCCTAAACAAGAAGAAGTGAAGGTAGAACGGGGTGATGTGGGTAATTTTATTAACCTACCTTACTTCAATGCAAAATATCCTACTCGATACGCGATTAATAAAAATGGTGATGCTTACACGTTAGATGAGTTTTTCGAACAGGTAGACCATTTTATGATGACACCTAAAGAGCTATCTGAATTTCAAATACATGACGATAATAATTTATTACCGCATGGGCCACCATGTCTTCAACAGCTAACAGAGTTTGGCATTCCTGAGGGTGGACGTAATCAGACGCTATTAAATATAGGCATCTATTACAAAATGGCTAACCCTAGCGACTGGAAAGAGAAATTAGAGGCGCATAACCAAAATTACTCTAATCCACCATTACCCGCAAAAGAGATAGTGGATATTCAAGGTAGGCTCGATAAGAAAGATTATTACTATTTATGTAAGCAAGAGCCGTTGTGTAGCCACTGTAATCGAGGTTTATGCCGTAATCGAAAGTTTGGTATTGGTAGTAATCAAGCGTTTCCAATACTGGGAGGATTAACAGTAGTCGAGTCAGAACCACCTGTCTGGTTTGTTGATGTCGATGGAGCAAGATTGGAGTTAACTACGAAGCAGTTACAGATGCAGTTAGAGTTTCAACGGGCGTGTATGGAACAAACTTATCGAATGCCTGTTCGCATGAAAGATAATGACTGGCGAGATTTAGTAGACAACTTGTTAGACAGTGCGACTCGTATCTCAGTTCCTGAGGAACTAACACAGAAAGGTCTATTTAATGAGTTGTTAGAAATGTTTTGCACCAGTAGGCTTCGAGGCACGAGTCCTGAGGAGTTACTCACAGGCAAACCTTGGACCGATGAAGGTTATACCTACTTTAAACTAGGTGCATTACAAGAGCATCTTAAACGGCATGGGTTTACTAACTACACTCGAGGCCAAATCACAGAGCGTCTTAAAGAGCTGAATAACGGTGCGACAGCAGACAAAGAGTATCGGTTTAAAGATTCTCGAGACAAATGGCGTAAAGTCAGGGTTTGGTTTATTCCAGAAATAAAAAGGGGGGAGGTTGAGCTACCAGAAGTTTCTTTCAGTAACGATGAAATTCCGTTTTAGTTAAAATTAAATTAACATTCGCATTAAAATTAGATTTGCTTATGTGTTTCTATTGTGATAGAATAGGTATAAGTGGTAATAAAACCACTTAATAAATAATTTTAATTTAATTACTTTAGGAGAGTATTATGAAAGAATGTGAATGGCATAGGCTAGTTGATAGTAAGTGGCAAAAACTAGAACAAGAGTTAGGCTCTTTGCATATTCCAACTGAAAAAGAAGCTATTAACGGTGTGAAAAGATTGTATCGACATATCATGAAAAAACCGTTTGAAGGTCGAGTTGAAGTTGCGAAAAAAAGAAACCAACGCACTTGGATTAGATATAAAACTACTAGATTTGACGGTTATTCCAGAACAGAAAGGGTATTAACTGTAAGTCCAAAATACCAAAATTTCTGGCACAGTGGTTGGTCTGCAATAATTCATGATCTATCGCACTGCATTCATCGTGAAAAAAACCCAACACTAAGACCTCATCATCACTATCAGTTACGGATAGAAAAAGAAATGACTGATTACGCGATTAAATATGAGTTTCATAAATCTAAGTAAGTGGTTTAACGGGCGGGGCAACCCGCCCACTTTTAAAGGAGAAAGACATGGAAATGTATCAAGAAGTTAATGGTCAGTTAGTTCAGTGGGAATGGAAAGATAAAAAGAAACAGTTTTATGAAACTTGGTTACCTAAAGCCAAAGACATAAACATCATTACAAAAGTAAGTGATGATGTTAAGAAAGAAGCGATTCGAGAAATCATGGTCGCAGTGGAAGAAGAGAATGATCAGGTTAGAGCAATGTTAAAACAGAGAAGGAAAAATAAAAATGTTTAACGAAAACGTAAAAATTGAAAAAGGCATAGAGCCACCTAAAAACCTATCGGTTAAAAATAGGGTTAAATATGACTGGGATAGCATAGAGGTGGGAGATAGTTTTATTTTTGAAAAATCAAAACAGTCATCGATAATAGGATCTTTTAGAAACTGGCAAAATAAAGATAAAGCAAGACTTAAATTTAGACTTAGATCATTTACCATTTCTGAAGACCAAGTTCGTTTTTTCTTTGAAGAAAAAGAATGAAACAAATAGAGAGAACCATACTTGGACCACCAGGCTGTGGTAAGACTCACACTAACACTTTATTAATAAAGCAGTGTATCGAAGATGGCATCGCACCACAGAGGATAGCTTGTGTATCGTTTACTCGAAAGGCTGCACAAGAAAGTAGAGAGCGAGTCTGTCGAGACTTAGGTATAAGCGACAAAGATTTACCTTACTTCCAAACCTTACACTCGATGGCTTTTCGCACAGGTGACTATAAGAAAGAAGATGTTATTAGAGGTAAAGACCTTTGGACCGTGGGCAGTGCGACAGGTGTAGCGTTCAATGGTAAAGAGACATCAGAGATTGAATCAGACTTCGATGTGATTGGCATCTCGAAAGGCGATCAGTATTTAAATGTTTATCAGTTAGGCCGTAATAAACGATTATCATTAGATGAGTCGTTTCGTTTGTTTGCTTCATACTCTTTGAACTGGGTAGAGTTTTTGCGTTTGGTTAAGGCTTACGAAAGTTATAAGAGAGCTAATAACAAAGTAGACTTTACAGACATGATTGAAAGGTTCATTGACCGTGGTCAGCCTATCGATATCGAAGCGTTGTTTGTTGATGAAGCACAAGACTTATCGACTTTGCAGTGGGACATGATAGAGGTGTTAAGACGTAGACCTAGAATTAAATATTTTACAGGGGACGACGACCAAGCGATTATGGGTTTTCAAGGGGCAGACGTTGGTCGTTTTTTAAACGCAACTAAAGACAAACAAGTATTAGAAAAAAGTTATCGTTTACCCAAACAGCCGTGGCATGAGGCGCAACGTATCGTTAGCCGAATACATAATAGGGCACCTAAGTCTTGGAATCCGCGCTCTGACAACGGCTCTGTGCGTTGGCATCAGTCATTACAGGACATCCCGTTACATGAAGGTGAATGGACGATCATGGGTCGCACCAATCATATCGTGTCAGGTTATGCAAACATGTTACGAGATGACGGTATTGTATTTTCACGCAATGGTAGGCTGTCTATATCGCAAAAGACATATGACGCAGTGCAGAACTGGCAAGCGTTAATAACAGGGGCACCTATCACAGCGAAACAGATTAGAGACATTTATAGCTTTATGAGTAGTGGCGTTGGTTTTAAAAGAGGTTATGGGCCACGGTCTAAAGCACTATTAGCTTTAGATGAGCAAATGGAAATAACGTATGAGTATGCTGTACAATCGTTAGGTTTGATGGTAGACAGAGGTAAAGATTGGAACTTTGCCTTGGATAAACTTGACACAGATACTCAAGTGTATATCCTAAGTGCTTTAAAACGTGGAGAAAACTTAGACTCTCCTCGCATAAAATTAAGCACCATACATTCTATGAAAGGTGGAGAAAATGAAAACATTGTGGTTATACCAGACTTATCACCCGCAGCTTATCAAAGCTACATGCACAACCCAGACATCGAACATCGCATCTATTACGTAGCGGTGACTCGTTCTAAAAGCACACTTCACTTTATCGAACCGCAAACAAATAGGTTTTACACAATCTAATGCAAGAAGAACTAATATTTGACGAAAAAGTATGGACACCACCAGAGTCTTTCCCAGACTTATCTCAAGAAAAATTATTAGCCATAGACGTAGAAACTAAAGATCCTAACCTTACTACTAAGGGTGCAGGGTGGTTCAGGGACGATGGGCACCTCATAGGCATCGCTGTAGCGTCTAAAGAGCGACAATGGTATTTTCCCATGCGCCATGAAGGTAGAGGCAATCTCAGCCCAAATTTGGTGGCTTCTTGGCTATGTGACCAGTTATCACACGGTATGGACGTGGTAATGCACAACGCTCAGTACGATTTAGGGTGGTTACATCATGAAGGGATCACGGTTCATGGTTCAGTGTTCGACACGATGGTAGCAGCAGCATTGCTTGACGAGAATAGGTTTAGCTACTCGTTAGATGCGTTAGGTAGCACATACATAGGTAAAAGAAAGGCTAATTTAGAGTTAAATACCACGGCTAGTCAGCATGGGGTCGATGCGAAGAAAGAAATGTGGCGATTACCTGCCGCTCGAGTAGCCAATTATGCCGAGACAGATGCCAGAATCACTTATGATCTATGGTCGGTGTTGCATCAAAAATTAATACAGGACGACTGCAAGAATATTTTAACTTTGGAACTGGCACTGATACCTATCATTTTCGAGATGAGAAAAAAGGGTATACGCATAGATTTAGAACAAGCAGAAAAAACTAAAAAGGTTTTGGAGACAAAGGAGAAAAAACTTCTACAAGAAGTAAAAAAAGAAGTAGGCTTTTTTATAGAGCCTTGGAACGCAACAAGTCTAGCAAAGGCTTTCGATACATTGGGGTTAGAGTATGAAAGAACGCAAAAATCAAATGCACCAAGTTTCACGAAACATTTTCTTAGCAACCACGAACATCCTATCGCACAGAAAATTCTTGAAATTAGAGAATTTAACAAAGCGAACACTACCTTTATCGACACTATTTTATCTCATCAGCATAATGGCCGCATTCATTGTGAGTTTAACCAACTTCGTAGTGAAGTAGGGGGCACCGTCACTGGTAGGTTTTCATCGAGCCATCCTAACTTACAGCAAGTTCCTGCTAGGCATCCTGAGATAAAAAAGATGATACGAGGTTTGTTTTTACCTGAAGAGGGTAAACTGTGGGGTAGTTTTGATTACTCTGCACAAGAACCACGGTGGTTGATGCACTATGTAAGTTTAACACCTACGACCAAAGACGATCATCGGGTGCAAGAAATAATTAAACAGTATCACCAAGAAGACTTTGACTTTCATCAAATGGTAGCTGATTTAGCAGGAGTAGAAAGAACAATAGCTAAAACAATTAATTTAGGCATTATGTATGGCATGGGGTTAGGTAAATTATCTAATGTGTTAGGCGACATATCTATGGGAGAAACAAAAGAGATACGAAATGACTATGATGATAAAGTGCCATTCATACGTGAAATAGCTAACGCTGTGTCTAAAGCAGCGGAGTCTCGTAAAGAGATTCGAACATTATTAGGCCGTAAATGTAGGTTTCCGATGCGAGAGAAGGGTGTGTATGGCAGTAAAAGCTCAGAGTTTTTGCATGTGGATAGATTGGAAAGGGAGTGGAAAGCAATACTTGATGTGCCGATAGAAGAACGAGAAAAAGACTGGGAATATCGAAACCCTAAGTTTTTTAGGGTGGCTAATACTTACAAAGCTCTAAATCGTTTGATACAAGCGTCTAGTGCAGATCAAACTAAACAAGCGTTATTAAACTGCTATAACGAGGGTTTTACCCCAATGTTGACTGTGCATGATGAATTATGCTTTTCTATAGATGAGGAAGATATAGGTAAAATTAAGGATTTGATGGAAAATTGCGTTAAGATGCAAGTGCCGTCAAAAATAGATGTAGGACTAGGAGAAAACTGGGGAGAGACAAAATGATAAAAAATTTATGGTTTAATTTATTTATGGTAGTGTATTTATTTTTTGCAGCATTGACGATAATATTTTGTGGTATTGTAGGTGTAATAATTACCACTTTATTAAATTTTAAGGGGTGTAACGATAGTGGCCAGAAGTCCATCACCAAGACCTAGAAGACAAAAAAATATAGCCAGAACTACTACTGGTAAAAACCCTAACTTTCGCCCCACTAAAAAGGGCGCAGGTATGACGGCAAAGGGCGTTAAAGAATACCGCAAAAAAAACCCTGGCTCTAAATTACAAACTGCGGTAACAGGCAAAGTTAAACCTGGCAGTAAGGCAGCTAAAAGGCGTAAATCATTTTGCGCTAGGTCGTTGGGTCAACTCAAAAAATCATCAGCAAAGACAAGGAACAATCCTAATTCTCGTATTCGACAAGCGAGAAGACGTTGGAAATGTTAGTATGGAAGACGACATTCTTGAGGCTAATATCCGTAGTGAGATACGCGATTGGTCAAAAACAGCATTAGAAGTGCCAAATAAAGAGTATAACGACTTTCCTGTGTGCCCGTTCGCAGCTAAGGCTTGGAGCGACAATAAGGTTGATATTCAGTTTAAATATAGTTGCTCTCCAGAAGTTTTTTACGAAATTCTATCTAATTACAACGATAAATATGAATTAGTAATCTTAGTTGACTTTGAATATGACGAAGAGCCAGAGCGATTTTATGAATATTTAGATGGCATGAATGAGTGCATATCAAATGCTAATTTTACCGATAGGGACTTATATGTTATGGGTTTTCACCCAGACGATGAGGCAAATCCAATCATAGATCATGAGGGTTTTGAACAAACAGTGGATGTGAGCTATGCTATGATTTTTATACAAAGATTAAGTTTACTCTATAAATCATCACAAAAGTTGAGTATGCTTAATTACTATAAAAGAGAAAGCGGTGATTACGAAGCGGAAACTATTATGAAACGTAGAAAAGAGTTATATAGGAGACTATAAAATGCCTGGTATGAGAAAAACTGGTATGCGCGGTGGCGGTATGAAAACTAAAATGAAGCGTGGTGGTGTTAAAAAAACTGGCATGAAGCGTGGTGGTGTTAAAAAAACTGGCATGAAGCGTGGCGGTGTTAAGAAGACAGGTATGCGCGGTGGCGGTATGAAAACTAAAGTCACAATGAAACGTGGCGGTGCTATGAAGAGAAAGAGAAAGTAATATGCCTCCTAGAACTAAAAGCAAAACTACTAAAAAGAAGTCTACGACAAAAAGTGGTGCTAAACCAACTAACCCTGCTTTATACGCAAGAGTAAAAGCAGAGGCGAAGCGTAAGTTTAATGTTTATCCATCAGCTTACGCTAATGCTTGGTTAGTTCGTACTTACAAAAAACGTGGTGGCGGATACAGGTCTAAGTAATGGCTAAACCTAAAGGCGGTTTAACGGAGTGGTTTGGTAAAGGCCCTAAAGGTGATTGGGTCGATATTGGCGCACCTAAAAAAGATGGAAAGTTTCAGTCTTGCGGTAGAAAATCTACAAAGACCAGTAAAAGAAAATATCCTAAATGTGTGCCTCGATCTAAAGCTAGGAGCATGAGCAAAGAACAAATTACTAGTGCTGTTCGTAGAAAAAGAGCTAAGGCTCAAGGCGTGGGAGGTAAACCTACAAATGTCAAAACTTTTAAAGCGAAAGCAGGTGGTTTAGCAAGTAAGATTGCGATAGGTTGTGGAGCAATAATGGACAATAGGCGTAAAAAAACTAAATACGCTTAGCCTTGTCTACGAGGACCAAAGAACGGGTTGCGTAAACCAATACCCCTCATTTCTCTAAAATTTCTCATGGGACTTTCCCCAAAACCTGGTGGAAAAGGTCTGCGAGCAGGTCTAAACCCAACAGGTAAACCAAATCTAGGTGGTGGCGGTGGTCTAAAACGATCAAATCCTCCTAAAATACCATCTAATCCAAATCTAGGTGGTGGTGTAGGCATTGATACTGGTCTTGTAGGAATACCAAATTCTGGTAAAGGCATTGGCCGCATCATAGAATCGTCAGGCTGTGGAGTTGATGCTATTGGTTGTTCTGGAAAATTTACTCCACTGTCTCTTAATCTACCAAAAAAACTTCTAGCAAAATCATTGTCTGATTGATCCATAACAGGGGGTGCCATTGGTGGTGGTGCCATTGGCGGTGGTTCTTGCACTGGGGGCGTTGTTGGTATTCCCATAGGAGGCTGTATATTGAGTTGCTCCGAAGGAAGTGCGGGTTGTGGCTGAGGTATCATAGGTTGTGGCGTTGGTTGTGGCGTTGGTTGTGGCGTTGGTTGCGCTATTGGTGGTGCCACTGGTTGTGGTGCTGGGGCTGTTGGTTGTGAAAAACCAGGTATCGGCACAACTCTATTACCTTCTATTTGAAAACCACTTCGCGCTAAAAATGGACGGGGGTCCATGCCTATCGAAAAACCTCTTGGAAACACAGATTGTGGATTAAATACTTGTAAAGAACCTAAACCATTAGCCATTTTTTTACCCTTTAATTTTTTTATTAATATATAGAACTAATGCGTAAACTACAAGCCCATCATTCCCAGACCTTTGTTTTATCTGGATTAACATAGGTAGGTAAACAAGTAGCTGCTACCTCTGGGCTATTATACTTCTTATCTGGAGGAAAGTAATTCTGTCTACGGATAGTCTTAGCAAAGTACATACATCGGTTTACGTCTTTCCAGTAAGTTTTTTCTCCGTAAGGTTCACCATCAAGATAAACGGTTAACATGAAAACTAATAACACTTAACCACCTAATGAGAGTATATAAACAAAGCCTACTAACAAAGCAATAATAGCAATTCCACCTATACAAACAAATATAAAATCAGATACTTTTTGCCTAAATTCTGCTCGTTCATGTATTTGTCTTTTGCGTTCAGCTCGAATATCTTTTTCCATTTGCACAAGTTCGGCCCAAGCATCTTTACCCCAAGAATACACAATAAGTTCGTACAGTTGTTTTCGCATCTCTGCCATCTTACGTTTGGCTATGAGGGCATCAAACGCTTCTTTTTCAACAGACTTTGCTTGAGTAAGTTTTTTAAATAAGCTAGGTTTTTTAGCTCTACGTTCGGCAGCATTAACATCAGATACACACTCGAACCAACGAGATATGTGTCCCATAGCTGATTCTAGATCACGACCTGCATTAACAGCTTTCGTAACGCCATTCAAACACTTGCCAGCTATCGTAATAGCAGCGGTAACGGTCAATGGATCGGGCATCTACTTCCACCAAATAAGTGTTGCTACAATAAACCCACAAACACTGGTTGAAATCAACATCAGTATTAAGTAGGGATATATCTCTTTACAAAATTGATGTATTGCTTGCTTTTTAGTTTGCCCGCTATGTGTACGTAAATGTCTAAATAAGTCTTGTGTCATACTTTTACCTTTATTATCTACACTTTCGATTAAATGTGACCAAGTCATTTTTTACTCATCCACGCTGAAACGCCAAAATATCCGCATACCACACCTGCCATAGCAAGGTAGTACATAGATATAAGCTCTTCGAGAACGTCTAGCTTTTCAGTAGATATTAGGTCGGTAAGTAGTATGATTGTAAGAATAATCATGCTAGATAAAGCAATCCATGACATCTTTTTTTGAGTTTGTAGCTTCTCTAGCTGTATCAGCTCTTTACTACTCTGTATCTCATCATCACTAACGATGCCATCGTGATCTAAGTCAAAACCTTCGAAACGACTATCCTTCTCCAGAGAATGAGAGCCTTTCGTAGTTTTTACCGTTGTATTTGAGTGCTTTTTTTCTATTGTTTCCTTTGACATAACTACAATGTACCCAGCCTGAGTTTGGTTCTCCTTTACGGTAGAACTCTAAAATTAATTGATCGTAGTCTAAATTAAGCATAATCCAATGTGCCAAATCTTCATTGCTTATATGCGGTACTTCAAAATCAACCGCTTCTCCTTTTACGTGTTGAGAACTATCACTAGATCCTATCGCACGATTCAGTTCTAAACAACGAAAACCGCTAGATGGACGCAAAGGCACCCCATAATTGGTTCTAACGGGTTCCAGTATGTTTAGGCATACATTCTTCAAAGATTCTATTTGCGTGTCGTCAGGAGCATTTTTGATGCCTTTACGCTCTGCTGTAGAGGATTTGGTAAGCTCCTGTAAGGTAAAATGGTCAGATAAACGCATGTTACACCAACCCTAACGCTTTTCGCCTCTCAATGTCTGCTAATAGTTGTTCGCCTGTACCCATGTCAGGGGCCATGGTCGGTGGTTGTTGGTTCGCTAGTGGTGCAAAATTGCTTGTGTCGGGTAAGTTCAATGTCGATGCTTGTGGTCTTAAATTTTGCACTTCTTCAGTTATTTGTTCTGTTACAGGTTGTGTTTCTTCGGCTATGTCTTGAACAACTGGATTCACTGCCTCTTGAATTGGCTCTCCAAATAACCCACTAGCTGTTAAAATACCAAGTTGAGAATTAGCTATGGGCAACAATTTATTTACACCAAACTGCTCCTCAGTTAAATCAGCTCCTGTTTGCTTGAAAAGATTATATTCATTAGCTCGTAATCGCGGAGAAGTTAAATATTTTAACACTGTCTTATTTCTTAAAAATCGTGATGCAAGAAAAACTGGTAATAAAGAACCAACAGCAGATAAAGCAAGAGCAGGATTTAAAAGAGCACCGAATATAGCAGCAGCTACAGCTATCTTCTTTTGAGGTCCCGCAATAGAAGTTCCCGCCATCTCACTGTCCGATATTTTTATTGCGTCATCAGCTAGTTTGTTCAAATCTGAAAATATATCTTTACCTAAAATTTTTTCTACGCCACCATTTGCGTTTTGTCTTTCTATTGCACTTTTTAATAGTTTTCCCCATTTGCCAGTTTGAACAAAATCTTCAGCCGCGCCCCTGCCCTCTGATAATTTTTTTAGTGGTTCTTCAAAAATGTCAAACATAATCATGTCTTTTACACCACCTGGCTCTTCTAAAACTTCATCACCAACTAAATTTCTAAGTCTGTCATAGCTGTTTGGATTGTCTCTTAATGCTTTTGCCACCTGACTGGGATCTTCTATTCTTCCTTCTTTCAAACTTTTAGTTAAGGCATCAGAGTTAATTATTTTAGCTTGTTTTATTTCTTCGGATAATCCTACTAATTGTTCTTGAATATCTTTGTTAAAAGCACTTGGTAGTTTTGCAATTAATTTGTCAGCGTCTTCCACACTAACTAAATGAAAGTCTGATATAATGTTATCCATTTCTTGAGCATTATCGGCACCAAACAATTCTTTTCGCACCGCAGGATTTAATCTAAAATATCTAGTAGCAAACCCTTTTGGATCTATTGTGTCATCGCCCCTAACCGTTGCTTGTTTAGTATTTTCTATCCATTTTTTTGCTAAAGACTCTCGAATGTTTGTTCTTAATTGATCTGGAGAAACACCTGCCCTTGCAAGTTGAGTTAAATTACTTATTTCATTTGCATAATCATCTAAATATGCTTTTTTAAAATCTGCTTGAACTGAGCCTCGCATCCATTCTGGTATTTCTCTTACAATAAAACCTTTACCATCAGGTCCTATTTTTGCTAAATCATTAGCCTTTAATAGATTATTTATTTGATCTATGGCTTCTCCATCAACATCAGCTCTGGTAAGTATTTGTTGTATCTCTTCTAAAGTATTTATTTTTGTTGGAGTTAAGTTTAATTGTTTTACTGTGTCGGGTGGTGTTACAGCGTCTAAATATTGATTTAAAACTCTAGGATCAAAATTATCCATCTGATCTAAAATTTTTTGATTAGAAACAAATTTACCCGCTTTTGCATCTTTGATTATGGCATTTATACCCGCTCTATTATAAATGTCTTGACCATCGGCCCAAGCCTTATTAGCCTCACGTAAAATATTTAATCCTTTTGTTAGATTTTCTCTAATTAGGGGATCTTTAATTTGATCTGTTTCAGAAGCTAAAGATGCGTGTTTACTGGCTCTTGCATCATCAATAGATCTTATAACATCATCGACAATTTTTTGCTCTCCTGTAGCGATAAGATCAGAATCGCCTCTGGCTATTCTTAAAGCCTCTTTCATTTGCTGTGTTTCTTCTAAAGTAAATTTACCCTCTGGAGATTTAGTAAGTGTTGCACCTTCTTGAACACTAGAAGCACCTGATGGACCTCTTATGGTCGTTGTATTTGTTTTTGGATCGTAACTAGCATTAGCGACTTGTTTAATTCTATTAAAAAGTGCTCCTTCACCTTCAAAAAATTTATTTTCTTGTATTTCATCAAGTTTTTTTAATATGGGATCGGCATCAATAAATACTTTATCTTTTAATATATTATCCGCTTGAGAATATAATCTTCTGGTGCCTTGCGTATAAAGTTGTGCAGACAGTTTAGCTGCTTCGTCAAAATCTGTAGGTAAACCAGTTACAGGAGAATATTGATCAACAAAAATTTTCATTTGTTTTTCTAAAATTGGTAAAATTTTAGTTTGAAAGTTTTGCACGGCATCTTTAGGGTCTACAAATTGTTCAGATATTTTTTCAGATAATGCCTTTGCATGATCTGTTAATAGTTCTCTAGCTTGTTCACCACTTATTTCTCCTTTCTCTAATCTAGCTAACTGATTTTTTATAAAAGCAACATTACGTCTAGCCACCGATCGATCGGGTAGGATTAACTCATTAATTTCTTGAATAGCTCCCGTTAAAGTTTTATCTGCGGCAGCTTCAACAGAAGGTACCCCTCCTGCCTTAATAATATCGTTCATTTGCTTTCTAGCTTCTTCTTGTGCAATTTTTTCTGCTTGTTTACGATTTATAACTACATCTTTTCCTTTTTTATCTTTAACTATCGTCCCTTCTAGTTGTTCAATTCTTTTTTGCGATAATTTAGGTCCTTTTCCCTTAAACAAACGACCTCCTAAAGCAGTTATAGCTCTACCTCCACCTTCTCCTACTAACCCTAAAGCACCAGATACTGCAACTTGTGTGGCCACATCCTCAAAAGACTGTTTGTTGTATCCCTCTCCGTATTCTATTGCTTCATCAATAGCTCTACCCCCTGCAGTAGCAGCTCCAACTTTAGCCGCAGCTGCTAAAAAAGGTAAAATACCGCCTCCTGTACCTGCAACTGCGATACTTGCTCCTAAACCAGCAGCTATTTCAGGTCCAGCTTCTCCCGCAAAATCAATTAAATCAAAAACGCTAAAACCTGGTTTATCAGCATAAACAAAACCTTTTTCTCCTAAACCAAATTCTTGTCTAACCTCTGGAGATAATAGTTCTTGATTAATTAAAAAAGCACCATCAGCATCTTGTACTACTGCTTCTGTAGAACCCATGACATCTTGTATATACCCTAACTTTTCTTCGTCAGTATCTTTTCTACCTAAATTAAAACGAAAAGTTTTGTCTTTTACTTCTGATAAAAGTTCTTTTTCATCTTGTGAAGATCGATCTGTTGTACCACTTTTTGGGGATCGGCCCATACCTCTTGCATAAATTTCAGCTATGGTTTCTTTTTTTTCAACTTGTTTTTCTTCAAATAGATCTGGTCTGTTGGTTCTTAGAGCGTTGATCGCTGTTCCGATTTGTTGTCTATCAGCATCACCAAAATCTATAATTTGACCAGAGGGCATTTTTATCTGTGTCATATTATTCTTCTCTCAAAACAAATCTCATATCTTCACCTGTACCCTGAAAAGATCCGATATCATCTATGCTTAATATTTGTTCGTCTCCTTTTTCTCCTCTTCTTCTTGCAACTGCTCCTAAATCTAATACTTGTCTTCCCGCTATTCTAAAACCTGTTGTTGGATCAATTTTTGTACCTGGACCTTTTATATAATAATCACCGTAATCTCTTTCAAAATCATCAGCTGCATTATTACCGTTTGTTATTATGCCATCTAACCTTTTTTCAATAGCCTCGAACGCTCTTTTTACAGATTCCATATCTTTAAAAATTGCTTCTGTATTAGTAAAATTACCCATTAATGAGCGAACCAACTCTCGGTCTCTATCCGAAATAGTTTTTCCAGCCTCCCCTAGTAATATGGGAGCTAATTCCGCTTCAAGTCTTCTTAATTGGCTTTGAGTAAGTTCCACCTTTGGGTTTCTTAAGCGGCTTATTTCATTTTTGTTAAGCCCAATCGCATTTAAACCTTTATTAATTTTGTCTGCCAAAAAATTGTTAATTCCTAAAACCCCCTTTTCATCCGTAAAAATATTTTTAGCAGCATACCTTAAACCCTCTTTTGCGTTTTCTGCTTTAGCTACATCCTGTAATGCTTCTGTATATAATTTTAATTGTGGTTGTATATCCTTCATTTCTAACATATTGTTATCTTGAAGTGCTTTAATGTTCTCTAAAATTTTATCGTTTGCTGCTATTTTTGCATCACGATCAGCTTGTAAATCTAGTTTTTTTAATTCAAATTGATTTTGTCTATCAATATTTAATCTATCTAAAACAGCTTGAGATGTTGCAAGTTTTACTTGTCTTTCATATTGTCTTTTTTCTTTAGCGTCCTCACTAAAAGTATCGCCCATAGCTAAAAATCCTTTAGAAATATTTTGTATTGCATTAGGGCTATCCCCTGCCGCAATAGCCATTCCTAGTCTAGCTAAATCCATTCCTTTCTCTTGTCTGGTCTTACCTTCAAACTCAGGAAACAATGACGATATCTCACTGGCATATTGTTCTGCTAAATTTTTAGCATTCTCTTTATCAAGTTTTGGAGGGGGTGACTCTCCATCAGGCGATGGTCCACCTTCTTTTTTTAGTTCTTCATTTACACTTGCAGCGGTAGTAGCGGCTTGATTAGCTTTATTTAATTGCATTGCCCTAGCTACACCCTCGGGGCCTATGGGTTCGTTCACATCGCCTATTTGTGTTCGGCCTCTGGATTCTGGACTTTTACTTAATAAAGCATCTCTAGCCTGTTGTTTTGTTAATGGATCTTTGTCGATGTCGGATAACAGTAAACTTGAAGGATTAGACTGTGCTCTCTCTCTTATGGCTTGTGCCGTCGGATTTACAATTTGAGAACTAAGATTCCTACTACCTCTTCTTCCTGGTCTTGTTTTTGTATCGTCTAACGCTGCTTGTAAAGTTTCACTCGTAAGAGGGGGTAAAATGGTACGAGGTCTATTTCTACCCATCCTTCCTGCTCCTGGTAAAGCTAAATCAATCAAATCTTGTTCACGAGCTAACAGTTGCTCAGAGGCTGTAAGACCGCCTCCAATTATTCCTTGTCCTCTACCTAAAGGTCCTTGTACCATAATTAATCCCTTCTAAAAAAGTCAGCCACGCTAGGTAGCCCTGCGGCTTGTCCTAAACCTGCAATACCTAATCCTGTACCAAGAGCCGCGGACAATGGACTAGCACCAGGAGCTTGAGTTGATGTCAACTGCTGTTGAAAACTTGGTACACCACGTAAAATATCACTAATAAATCCAAATCGAGTAAATGGGTCTTGTGATCGAGCTTGTTGATTTAAGAAATCTGTATCAAGCTGTCTTTGTCCAAAGGCTTGTTCTAACCCACCTAATCCTGCTGTAACTCTTTGTCCTTGTAACCCTATATTACCTA